CTCAAGTCCTTTCTGAATCATAGGATTATTTTTAGCAATACTAGATGAACCTATATTTTTAAGTTCTTTGGATACAGTTTGCTGTGCAAATGCACCTGCATTTGGAACCATTCCATCAGCATCCATTTTTACTTGAACACCACCTACACTAGGTAAAGCTTTTGCCAATAATTTATCCCTTTCAGGTTTTAATACATTTCTTACAGAATAATTACCCAAAGGTCCTTTTCCAGTATCAGTTTTTCTCATTGCTGATTGCTGAAATCCTATATTTTCTTTTATATCCTTTTCTTCAGTTTTTAAACTGTCAAGACCTGATTGTAATCCAGACCTAAGTGCGTTTACACCTGCACTTTTTATTAAATCAGGTAAACCTTTACTTTTATTGGCAAATTTTTTAATATCTATTTTTCCTGTTTCGCCAAATTTTTCAGCACTTTTTTTAAAATTTTTAAACGATTTACCAGAAGTAACTTCATTCTTAAAAGTGTCTCCAGCAGATTGAAATGCTTTCTTAAGATCTTCTTTAACTAACTCACCATTGTCTAATACTTTATGTCCAGCAGGAATTGATTTACACTTCTGCTCATCATTACAATAATATTCTCCTTTAGGGCAACCCATAGTAACTATTATTCGTCCTTATTATTTAGAATCTCTTGCTTGAGCATTTTTTGCAATTCTGTTGTACTTCCTACAAATACTGCATTATTTGTAACATTATTTGTAGTTTTGACATTATCTTCATCTAGATCTTTCATTTTCTTCTGAAGATCTGCTAACTTATCTGTAATATCAGCAGTTGATTTTAATACTTGTCCAGCAACTTCATATGCTCTAGGACTTGCACTTTCACCTGCAAGTTCCATAACTCCATTTAAAGTTTCCTGTCCCTTCTCTATTAGTGAATATAACTGTGCTCTTGCATACTTATAATCCTTTTCAGCATCATTCTCAGTAATATTAGGTAATACATCCTTTCTTCGGACACAACCAGCTTCATTAACTTGCTGAACTTCTATTTCAGTATTAAATGTATCATTCAAATCGTCATAATTATCTTTCATAGTATTAACTCTTCCTACACTTCCACTTTCGTAATGCTAATGCCTTACGAGTTGGTCTTCCCTTTTCATCTTTCATTGGACCTTTCATACCGCCCATACGAGCACAGAATGATTTTCTTCTTTTTGCTGCTTTACCGCCTTTTTTTACTTTACCTGTTACGGGTGCTTTTAGATCTGAACCAGGATTCTCTGCCTCATAGGACTTTCTTCCTTTTTCATTTAAACCACCTTTTTTATTTTTACCTGCTTTCTTTGTCCAAGCAGCACCCTCTTGAACAAAATCTAATTCATCTCTCCAAGAGTAACTTTCTTTCTTACTCTTATTACCCCAGTTCTTAGCACCTACTTTACGGCACTTAACAAGAGCACCTGAAGCATATGCACTTGGCCAAACAGAATACCTTGATTTTACCTTATGGTAACAAGCATCCTTCTTGCCTTCTTCTATTTTTTTCTTTCCTTTTTTCTTATCTTTAACCGCTTTCTTCATTGACTCTTCAGTATCACCATCACCGTCAATATCAATATAATCTGGTTTTGCTCCCTCAGTGTTTAGAAGACTATCAACGAATTTTTTATTACTCTTATCTTCATCAGATCTTTGAGCAGGGGTTAGTTTATTACGCCTTTCTTTATTCTCTTCTGCTGCTCTCTTTAATCTTTCTTCTGATGGTCTATGTCTATATCCTCTCCCCTCTTTTATATCTTTTAACATAGTTCTTAAACGCTTTGCCTGTTTTGTATGCATCACTACAGCAGCATCTAATTCATTAGCAGTTTTCTCTAGTTTATTCTTATTTCCCTCTTTCAAACCATAAGTTTCACATGGATTTTTTCCACACCCACAATTCTTATGTCCTTCACCTACAAGTTCTACTTCTTCTTTTTTAACGCAGTTATTATAAGTTTTACCAAACATTTTTTTGGTTCCCTTTTTCTCATAACCAGGCCAACATTTCTGTGCCTTTTTCTCTTCTAAAGTTCTTCTAAAGAGTTGATCGATAGTTTCTTCGGTTCTCACGTTTTTTGCCTTTCCTTTACGATTTGGATTAGGGTCTTGTTTATTTTTACGTCTAAAAGCTGCCGCTTCCTCTTTCTTATTTAGATTGCGTTTCATTTTACTGGAACCGCACTTAGGTTTGGTCTTTTGACCTGGTTGTTTAGCACAAGGTTTGCCAGCATACTTACCACCTAATTGAACCCAACCCTTCTTACCATCAGAAGACTTAGATTTATTAAACCAATCGTGTAACGAACTATCTCCTGATTTGTTTGCCATTTAGAGATCTACCTTTCTTGTTGGACTAAAATCTTTACCATCACCAAAGAAAGTCGAAGTTTCTGTGAATCCAAAATCGTCACCTGGTGGGATTAATGGATCATCATACTGATCAATTACTGTATCTTCATTATAATCTTTTTTCGCTTTAGCAGCGACTGTATATCTCATTTCACGAGATGCAGTTCTTGTATTAGTATCAGTATAGTAATCCAACTGAACCTTACGTATAAGACCGTCTGTAGAATCTGCAACAGGACCAAACATAAAGGTCTTTGCTGTGAAATTGAGTGTATAAATTAATGCTCTTCTAGTTTCAAAATTACCTTCATAATCATCACTAAAATTAATACTATCTAGAACCATTGGAACATCTCTTTTTTCACCAATAGAATTAACTAAATCTATTGTTAATGTAAAACCTGGTTGGAAGAATGGTAATACTTGCTCAAGTATTTGTAGAGAATCATCCTGCAATTTAGTAAGAATATTTAATTCAAATCCCAAATTATAAGGGACTGGCATAAAAACTTTCTTTACTTGCTTACCATCTTTAACTTTAAATGTTTGAGTTACACCTGTTTTTCTACTAGGATCATATGTAATATTATTGACCTCAAACGACATTCTAGGTAATGATATTTGAGTTGCCTTATTAAGATCTGGTTGTTGCTGTATTCTTGCTAAGAACTTTTGTCTAGGTCCATATGATACAGGAACCTTCATTTCACTTATATCTTTACCTGCAGCATCTTGATGACGTATATGTACATCATTAAATAGTGTGCCGAAAGAGATAACAGTTTTTCTTATTATTTCGTGATAAAAATACGTTCCTAACATTATACTTGTCCAAATGGGTTGGATTCAGTGAAGTCCAAAATATCGTCACCAAAGGTTTGAAACTCGTCACCTGAGTTATATTTATCATCAACATCTGTTGCATTGAATGAAGCAACAGTGTATTTTGCTCCAGATTCCTTACCAACTACATCTTCACCAACAAAGAAACCAGATACTGTTGAACCTATTCCAACATTACTCAACTTGAGAATATCAGTATCAGCATCCCAAGATTTAACTCTTCCTTGTGCATATGAATTAACTCCTTCAACTATTTCATTATAGAAGAAAGTTCCAAGACCAGCCATACCTGGTGGATCAGCAACAATTACAGTTGGTGTTGATGAGTATCCACGACCTGGATCTCCTACAAATATGCTTCTAACTACAGAATTACTACCAATAGTTGCAATAGATGCTATACCAACAGCAGTAGTTCCTGCACCTGGTTGACCAACTGTTATTGTTGGTTCTGTTCCATATCCAACTCCACCATCAGTAACATTAAATCTAATTACACCATTATATACAGTTTCAATAGAACAAGTAGCAGCAGCACCTGTACCGCCTCCACCACTAATAGTAATAGTTGGTATTGAATTGTAACCAGCACCAGCACTTGTCATTAATATCTTTTCAATAGAAGTGACATTTGCTTTAGTTGTTAAAATACCAACTGCTCTTGCAGTGTCTCCAGTAGGAGATTCTGTAAAGGTAATTGTTGGTTGTGATGTAAATCCAGATCCATCATTATTTAAGAATATTTCTCTAACATATCCAACACCAATAGAAGTTGATACAACTGCAGTTTGTCCTAATCCAACCAATCTAAGTGTACTTAGATATCCATCATCTTCAATCTGTGTATCAATAATATCAATAGAAGTATCAATAACCTCATCCTCATATTCAAAGAGTTCACATTTGAGTTGATAAACGTAGTTCTTACCTAACTGGTAAAATGGGTCTTCATGCTCTACAAACTTAACTTCAAATAATCTTGCTCCAAGTGGGAAATATATCAAATCACCTTCTCTAGGTCTAGTTGCAAGTGTTATTCCCGAATCAGGATCACCGACATTTGCTGCTAAAAAAGGTGCTATAAAATCTTCAAATCTTTCTTTTGAAACTGTGAGAGTTAATTCATCCCTCAAACTCATTCCAAATTTAGTCATGATGTCTCCTTGACCACCATAACCATCATAGGTATTCACATATGCTTCTATAGCAAAATTATCATCAAACTTAGATGACTGAACTTCATTTAAAATATTATCAGTTTCGACAAACTTTCTTGGAATGTATGTGATTTCAACACCAAACATTCTTAATTGTTCGTTTATTAAATCTTGAGCTAATCTCTGCTCAGAAGATGTTCCTTGTAAAAAGAAGGGATTTAATGCCATATTACATTAACCCACAAAATCGTATGGTGGTAACTCATACTCTGTTGACATCTTAGATCGTAATGATTCTATCTCTCTTTCTGCATCATCATATATTTCTCTACCATTAAGTTCTATACCACCTGGTAACTTAACACCTTTAAATTTGATTAGATTTTGTCCCCATTGTCTCTTCATGAGAGCAGTGAGATACTGTTTTAAGAATATATCATTATAAACTTGAGTAAATGAATTTGGATCTAATGCTCTATAACAATCAAGAACCAAATAAGTATCGGGATTTTCAGTACCCCAATCAATATCTAAATACAATCTATCTTGTCTTTTATTAAATCTTATTTGTTTTTCTGGACTCAATAAAAAATCAATATCTTCAAGATATGATTTAACCATTGCATACTGCAATAATTCTACTGAATTAAAATTATAAAGATCATTTAAAAATAACTGGTATTTAATACTAAACATTCCACCTGATATGGTGCTAGTATCAAATTTAAATATCTTTTCTACACCAACTACAGAATCTGGAACTTGTAAGAAATTAGAATTTTCATACCAATTGCTAGTAGTAGTTCCATAACCACTTATATTTGTAGACGTTGCAGATGTGGTTACAATTCCTACAGTATTTGTACTATTTGGTTTATTATTTGCCTTTCCCCTATCAATATCTTCTTGAGTTAACTTATACTTGAGATACATTCTCTCAACACCGTCGAAATGACGTTCATTGAAGAGTTGAATGGCATCATCGACTAAATCATCTATTTGATCATCGTCAATATTAATCTCCAATACAGGAGCACCCAACTTCCGTAAACAGTAATCGACTAATTGTGTTCTACTTGCTGGTTTTGCCATCTTTAAGTTTCAGTTTCTGATTTTCTTCTTGTAAAGTAACAATTTCCTGTTGAAGGAGTTTTGTTTCTTCATCAAAATCATTTTTTAAAGTTTGTAATTTTGCTTCCAAAAGTACAGTTTGATTTAATGATTGTGCCAATTTAGTATTATATAAACTGACAAGAACATTAACATCAACGTCACCATTATTTTGTTGCATAATCTTTTGGGTTAGAATGTACCCCCATCAAGTGTAGAAGACCAATGAGGCTTATTAGTATATATGGTAGTAATTGTAGAAGGTATTACTGATAGATTTTCAATGGATCCGTTCTGACCTTCTTTTCTAATATTGTAAGTATTAGTAAATGTCCTTCAACACCAACTTAATCAATAGAAGCACCATTAGTTACTCCAGTTTCAACTACACCGTAAGCACCACTAGTATCTTGTCTTACAATATCACCAATTGCAACTGTCACATTAGATGGTAATGCAAGAGTGTTTTTGGTAACAGCAGTTAAAATCTGCTTAGATGTAATTATGGGAGTTGCTGGATTATTTGTTGAGGTCTGTAATCCATTCTCATCAAAGTAAACAGCACCATGAGCATTATAATCAGCAGTTTGGTAATAGATACCTTTAATGTCTAGGAATCCTCTAGTACCAGATACTGTATTACCTGTTGTACTTGCATCAGGAACATAAGTCCAAGATCTTTCTGGTGCATTACTTCCTGTATTTCCATCACCATCTACATAACCAAAATAACCAACTTTATTATTTGCTGTACCAATACCTGTATTATAATTAAATGCTATACCACGATCTGTATTAGTGTCATAAGCATGAGTAATTGTTAACTCAGATGTTGTTGTAATACCTGCTGTAGTTGTTCCCTCAATGGTAATAACTTTATTAGTAGTATTAACTTCAGTAACTGTTGTTACTCCACTATTTGGTAATGAGGTGTGATTGCTTATAACGTCACCAGTATTAATACCAACAACAGAATCAATTGTAATTGTACTGACACCAGTTGTAACTGGAGCAGTAACTACTCTAGTGCTAGTAACGTCACCAATAACAAATATTGGATCATTAACTGTTACTGCAGTTGAGTTAACTGAAGTTGTTGTACCATCAATTTGTAAGTTACCTTTGATAATAACATCACCTTCATTGCTCAATCCATCAGGAAATGGATCAATAAACAATTTATCTCCACTACCACTGACAGAAGATATAACATTATCTTCAATCTTAACTTTACCAAAATATGATGCAGTAGATACATTCAATGGGGTGGTAAATTTAACTTGCTTACCAGTAGGACTGGATACTACTACTTCATCATTACCATTCTCATCATATTCAATTTGAACATCTTTATCTGAACCAAAAGATAATATTGTATCGTCTACAATATTAATATGTCCAGTTCCTGAAGTTTCAAATATAACATCACCATCAGTATTTGTGGACGATACTGTGTTACCATCCAATCTAAGATTATCTACATTCCACTGATCAACCTTTCTATTATCA